TATGATAGCACCAACATGTAGACGTTTGGCGGTAGAACATTCCGCAAAGACCTCAGCGGTCTTCATGTATGCTTGAATGTGTTTTGGTTTCATAATGTGAAATTGGTGCCCACAGATGGAATCGAACCAGCACTCAAGGAATTATGAGTTCCCTGCTTTACCATTAAGCTATATGGGCGATGTATCATTTTATATACTCTAAAGAATCCTTACGCATCTTATATAGTTGTTGTGTCAGGTCCTGTCTAGGTTCAAATTTACAAACCGAGATAAAATCCACACCATCAATATCTTCTACACCCCAATGTTTGAAGGTATAGAAAACTTCTTGTGATGATTTCACACGCACCTTTACAGGATTAGAATGTTGGAGTTCTTTGTTTCGATATTTCATAATGACACCATTATACCATAAAAAAAGGGGTCTGTCAAGACCCCTTTCGGTAGAAATCAGGTAGTGTTACCTACCTTTAATCCCAGGAGTTGACCTATATTTTTTGATGGCCTGTATAGCCTCTAATATACTTTTCAGTATGTTTTTCATAGATATCCCCTAGTTTGTTTCGTATTGAATTCAAACGTCAGTCTTTCAACGTCAGCTGAACTCTGTGGATTGCGGTCTAGAATGTATTGTTCTAAACTGGAACCGTAGTTGGTTTGTAGTTTTTGAATAAAGTCGGTAAAGACTTCTGATAGGTGATTTAACATATCATTTTCCTTTCTGTTGGAACTTTTCTGGATAATTGAGTCGTTCCCATTCCTCATCGGAAACAGGCCACCAATTAAGCATCTTTAGATACCAAAGGAATTTTCTTGATAATGTCTTGTGCTTTCACCATATTTGATAACCAAATCTTCAACATACCATTTGCCAATTCAGCATTTTCAATCTCAACCTTGTCGTTGATTTTGAATTCACGATTGAAGTTACGGTTAGCAATACCTTTGAAAAGGTAATCTTTAATTTCTGTTTCATCTTCCACGGCTTTACCTTTAATAACCAACTTGTTACCTTCTAGTGTAACTTCAATATCAGACTTGGCGAAACCAGCAACAGCCATCTCAATGACGTATTTGTTTTCGTTTACTTGTTTGATATTGTATGGTGGGTAAGACGTAGCCTTTGCAACTGATTTTGACATCTCTTGAAGGTCCTTAAAGACATCATCGAAGCCAATAGTGAAAGGGTCGAATTTACGGAAGTCGAACAAAGCGTTCATAGTTTTCTCCTTGAATAAGCGAGTTAATAAAAATGCTACCCCGAAGGCATAGCGGTTGAAGGTTTTTTACAAGGTTACCTCCACCTTGCTCCCATCCCGATGGGACTGAGACTAGATTATATTAGTATTTATACTAATTAACAAGCGTTTTGTGGTTTTTTACCAATTTGGTATTTTGGTACTAATTGCCAATCATTCTTCTCTTTATGAGACAGAATCTTTACTTGAGATAAGAAGATAGGTGGTGGTGTCTGAGTTTGTTCTTTCCGAACAACCTTGACCAGTCCCCAGTCTTCCAATAGATTTACGATAGCATTTCTACGTGCAAGGTCATTTTCTGTTAGGTCGGTTGGCTTGCCGTCTAAGGCAAACAACTCCTTGAAATGAACCACGTAATACAAACCTTTTTTGTGGAGAATATGACACGACTGAAATAGAGTCTTATCTTTTCTGGACGCCACACCAATACGAGTTAGTGTCTCACGTACCTTCAAAAAATCATCTTGTTCCTTCAATGTAACTTCTACCAAATCTTTAATATCAATCATTACTTTTTCACTCCGCCTTTATCTGTTCTTATTTTTATTTCAGCGATTTGTTCATCAGTAAGGATACGTAAGGCTTCTTTGGCCTTTTGGTCGGAGTAACCGAAATACTCTTTGATGCAACCAATATCCTTATCCACTTCAGCCTTCTGCCACGGAGCGAACTTCCGTTTCATAGGTCTGATTGTATTTAGAAGATACTGGTATTGCATATCAGGATCAAGTTGACAATGAATGTTCATCTCGTTTGCATATAGAACACAATCCATATGATATGACATTGCACGATTGACCATGAATGGTTTGTAGTCTTTTAAGTCTACATCATCTTTGATTACATTCTTTTTAGTCTGTAAGATAGATGGTACAATCTCTTTGAATAGGTCAGGCATTACTTGAACCTACACTCCATCATAACTTCAGTAAAACAGGCAATCAAATTGATTTCGTGGTCAGCCACAAATGCAGCCTGATATTGATACTTAGCTAAGATTAAAACAAGTTGAGGTACAGAGTTTGCTTCTAGTTGGTCATAGAGACCATCATAGATGGAACGGAAGATACGTGATGGGTCATTGTCTAAGTTGTTTGTAGTCCACTTACGTGCAGCTGCAAAGTCTTTGTTCTTCAATGCAATGACCAATTCACCCATACGAACATCAGATACAGATGCAAGGATGCCTTCATCAATCGTACCACCGGCCGCATATCGTTGTAGTTCATTTAGAATTCTACGATTATCTGGAAAGTGTTTAGTGATTACGGCAGCAACCACTTCTTTCTTGTAGTCAATCTTTTCTTCACCAAGAATCCATTCAACACGTTTGAAGAAGGCTGATGCCATCTTTGCTTTAGAACCATTGGCTTTGAAGTCAATGACGGTACAACGTGAGTGAATAGGATCGATGATACGATTCTTGTAATTACAAGTAAAGATAAACGAACAGTTAGAGGCAAACTCCTCGATTGCACCACGCAACGCAGGTTGAGTTGAATTCGGATTTAGATAGTCTGCTTCGTCTAGGATGATGACTTTGCGGCCGCCTGCAAGGGACATTGAAGAGGCATAGTTTTTAATCTTGTTGCGGAGAACATCAATACCTGATTCATCTGAACCGTTAATAATGATGTAGTCACAACCAAGTTCATTACACAAGGCACGAGCCACAGTAGTTTTACCAACACCTGCGGTGCCAGCTAGTAACAAGTTGGGAATGTTACCTTGTTTGACAAATTCCTTGAATGTGTTTTTCAACGCATCAGGAAGGATACAATCGTCAATTGTTTGGGGCCGATACTTCTCTACCCACAAAGTGTGTTCTGACATTCAAATTCTCCATAATATAAAATAAAATTATAACACGACCCGAAGGTAGTGTCAAGTAAGATTAAACCTCTTCAACCATTTCAAGTTCATCATCATCCATACCGAGCAAAGGAACAAATTGTTCTAAAATTTCACCTTCCATTTCCATAACATATAAAGCAATATAATATGCAATAGATGTATTAGGAGATTTATTTAATCTGCGACCTGTTAGTGAGTCCTGTTTTTTTGGTGGATTTACATTTACATAATCATGAAATTTATTTTGTATTTCTTCCAAATCAATAGAATAATCAAGTTCATCATTGATATCTAAAAATTTTCCAAGTCCACACAATAAGTAACCAGAAACAGTAGGATCAGACGACCATGTTGATTGAATAATTTCCGATGCAGCAATTAAATTATCATAAGAAATGTGATGATTTTTCCAAACATTTTGGAGCTGCACGAATCCACCTAAAGTTTTTTTACCTGGATTCAATTCTTCTACATCAAGTTTACATTCTACTAAAAAATCTAAAAATTTTAATGCTTCAGAATCTTTATACATAATTTCTGAACGGAAGATTTCTTCCTGTTTCATTGTTTCTGTTTCAGCATTTCTAGTCTTGAACATTTTTGCTTCATATTCTCGACATTGTTTAATAGTTCTGTTTTCAGGATGACGATATACTGATGCTGGTATCTGTTCCAATCCAACTAATCCTGCCATAAAGGTACGACGAAAACCATCCCAAACAAATATTGTTTTATCTGGACGAATTGCAACGTCAATATGTCCTGCGGTTTCTTTATTAAAACCACCTTCTTTTTTTAACTTATCGAGTATTTTTTTCAATCTCATTTTACGTTGATAAGAAATATCAACTTTGAGTTCAGAGATTTGGAATAAATTTGTATTTACACTATCATATTGTTTAGGTAATACGATTTTATCGAGGGTTGTTTTTTTTAGATTGTCTACTGATTTACCTATATCAATGAGTTCTTGCACATCATATTCACGGTATTGTAGTGTGGCCAGACGGCCAGCTGCGTCTTGAAATTTCATTTGAATTTTCCTTTAAGTTTAATAAAGTTTAAGTTGTGAGATAAATCAATATCTCAATTTTATATAGGCACTCTTTTAGATTTTACGCCAAGTGTCATTCTCTTTGACGTAAAGTTTACCATCAGGACCAGGTACAATATTGACCTTGACTTCTTTTTTGGTACCTTCTACATATTCATCACCGTATCCCACAACATAGTAACCATTAACCATGTGAGCACCGTAAAGTGAATATGATTCTTTAGGTTTTGGTGTGCCGTATGTTGCTTGTAACTGCAACACAGGTTTACCTTCAAGTTGTTTCTCCAACTCTGCTGTTGGAAGTTCGTCTTGTTTATAGACGATTCGTTCTGTAACTTCTTTGTATGCAGTTATACCAACGCCAATTAGGCCAAGAAGGCCTAATGACTTAGCAAAATTTCTTCTGCCTGTTTCCATTACTTAATCTCAACCATACTTTCGTATAGTGCTTCAAATTCTTTTGATTCAGCCACTTCAGTCTGAAAAGAATTCTTGTGTTGGGTCTTTGCCATACGTTTCAGAATCTTTTTAGGAATTTTTAGTTCGTCATGTGCAATATCCACAATGTCTTTAATGGCAGAATTATTGCCATCATTCTTATGCATGTGTAGAACAACCTCATCGACATAACCTTTGAGTTTCTTCAATGCTTCTTCATCATAAGAACCAAATAGTGTATTTACTTTGGTCATGCTGGTGCTCTCATGGCATTAACAATAATCATCATATCTTCATCAGCAACGATACTGCTGTTGACCATATTGATACCTGTCTTACCTGCGTGGTCACCTTCTGGTATTAGAAATACTGCAACAACTTTATCTGCTGCGATGAACACGGTGTTCTTTGTAACTGTGTCTGTAACTGGAATCATATTAACCTCCAAAGTTAGATTCTTTTGCTTCAATAGCAATCCAATAATCAATGTCATCTACTGTATGACTAAATGCAGCCAAACCTTTTGAATAGATTTGAACTTCATACGAACCTGGAATCATCTTCAAGTTTTCTGTTAAGAATACTGCCTTGAATTTGTTACCATTGCCAGCACCAACTTCAATAGAGTTTGTGTGTGAGGCATCATCTTTAGAGTTGAATGTTGTCAAACAAATCTTATCACCATCCGATTCAACGGCAATGTTAGGTGATTGTAGAACAGCAGCTGATTTCAATACGCTTGCTAGGTCTTCATCTTTCAAGGTGAAAGATACTTCAGGATTACTCAAAGGAATATCTTTGTCTGGTGCAGTAACAATCATGTTCTTTGCAGTCATACGATACTTAATCTTTGAACGACCTGATTTGAAAATGATATTAGATGTATCAAATTCAAGTTCACAATCTTTATAGAGAGAATGAACGGACAAGAATTGGTTTAGGTCATAAACACAAAAGTCTTGTGGGAATTCATCTTTCAAAGTGGCCTTGGCAAGGACAGTCTTTGTAGATGAGATGGTGGCAATCTTGTTGCCAGTCTTAAACTCAATACCTGAATTGATAGAAGCAAAGTTCTTCAATACGGTAAGTGTTTCGTTAGATAATTTCATTACGATACTCCATTCTGTAATTCACTTATTATACTTGAACCATAAGATTTAGTCAAGCACTTAATCAAGTTTGCCTTTAGGTCATCCAAGGTTCCTTGATTATCAATTATATGGTCAATAGGACCACCAATCCAACTCCATTCAGAGGCATGAACACCACTTTGTTCTACCATAAACTTTACTGCTTTGGTGTCACCATTGTTTGCCTTACCTGCGATATCATACCAATGTGGTTTCATATCACGTTGTATTTCAATCAGAACACCATTCATTTCATGGACAAATTGTATTTCATTTTGAAAACGAACATCAGTAATAACATAATTTTGGTTTGGATTATTCATAACATATTGTTTCATTTTGATAACCCAAAAGTTTTTATGAAATACATCACGACCAACTTCTGTGCCCATTAGTTGTAGGGCAAGGCGTGGTGTAAATGTATAACCAAATTCTTTGGTCCAAAACTCATCAGGTTGTTCTCGCCAATCTCTACTGTGTTGTGTGTCGCCTTCTAAAAGGTGTCTTGGCCATCCGAACATTTCTGCGGCAACATCTTTAACACCTTTGGCAAAACTCACAGGAGTAAAACCAAGGTCTTTCAGAAGGTCACCAGCAGTACCTTTACCTGAACCAATAAAGCCAAGTAATCCAACAATCATTACATCACCTTTTTATAACGAAAGGTTTTACCTTTCATACCAACTTCTGGACGTGAGTTCCATACTAAGTTGCCACGGCGCATAGATTTGTTAATCATAGAAGAAAACATACGGCGCAATTTATATTGTTCGTTTGTTTCACCTTCTAATCGTTGTGGCACATGAACATGTTCTGGTATTGCAGGTTGTTCATCTACAATTTTTACTGTGGGTTGTTCATCCATTACATTTCTCCTACCATGTTAGCAACAGCAGGCATATCTCCCTTGAAGTGATATGTACCGATATGGTCTGCCTTCATCCAAGGACACAAGTAGATTTCTCCACCAATCTTACGCCACATTTGGCAGAACATATAATCTTCAGACAAGTAACGGTCAGAACCACCACCTGTGATAGATTCTTTAGTGTCAATAACTGTATCAAAGAAAGCATGAATGTAACGTGAACCATCAAAGTTGGCTTGACCAACGTGGTCTGGTTTGTAACGAATAGTTGGATATGCTTCAGTCATCTTGGCAAACACTTCACGTTTTACCAACATGTAACCAGTACCAATTTCCAAAACATCCAAAGGTTCTGTTACAGAGAATTGTGATGTACCTCTAACAGGATTAAAAACATAATCACCAGTAACACGTTCTAGTTGTTGTGGTTCGATATCTGGATTCTTTTCAACTGCCTTTTTAACAGCACGCCATTTGATGGCTTTCTTAGGATAAGGTCCACCAATAACATCCTTGTCTAGTGCTAACAAGGCAATAACATCTTGTGGATTAAAATGAACGTCTGCATCCAAGAACAATAGGTGTGTGCATTCCGAACGATG